AAAAATGATCCAACAATACCGGTTTCTTTTTGTAATTCTAAAATTCGATTGTCATATATTAAATCTACACCTATAAATCGAGAATCACTTGTATCTACATTACCCGTCGCTTGTCTAAAAAAAGAAAACCCATTACCTTCACCAGCAGGTGTGAAAGGAATAGTGTTAATATTTTGAGAAATTGTTTTACCTGTATTTATATCTACTCTGTTTTGAGCAAATCCGCCACAACCTACTCCATTATTATTTAAAGTAATGCAAGTACCTTGATTATCATAACCGTTATATATTTTCTGTCCGGTTGTAGCAACCATTGTACCTACACTTGAAGTACTCGTTCCATTTCCTGATGTCGGCATAGAAAATGTATTTATGTTAGGTACTCCATTCTCAGGATAAGAGGTGGCTTTAAATAATTCGAATTTACCTTTACTTACTGTGCTAAATTGAAATACTATATAGCCCTTAAAAGTGGCAGGAAAAACACTATCAATTATAGTTGCGAAACCTGATGATGCAGCACCTCCTGAATATATTCCACAAATTGTTGAAGTGGTAGGCGGTGGCGTACAAACACCTTCTTGACATTCTCCATCAATACAAGATGTACCATTCGGTTTATTTTTAAATTCAATAATTGTTGGTGTACAAACAGCATTAACACATTCTATTTTTTGTCGACTTTCTTGACATTCTTTTGCAGTATCTTGAATCCATTTGTTTTGTACGCAGTCAGGTATACATTCTGTTTGACAAGCTCCTGAATTACAGATACCTCCTGTACAAGTAGTGTTGTCAAGTTTATTTTCAAATCGAGTAACTACATCAACACAAGTTTTATTAACACATCTTTGCGAAGTAAAGGCTATTCTACATTCAGTATCTAAGTCAAAATTTCTATATTCTGTACATGTTGGATCACAAGGAATCGGTTCACATTTACAAGTCGTTGTATTCAAAACTTGTCCTGTTGAACAATTTGGTCTTACACATTCACCTTCTTGACAATTAAAACATGTTGGACATTCACCATTTCTACAAGTTCTTGAACAAGGTTGACCTGTACAATTAGGTGTACATATTCCTTTTACACAAGTTTGACCGTTCGGGCAAGAACCTGTAGGACATAATGTACTACACACCGTACACGAAATAGGTATATCACTACACTGCCCATTTATACAGTCTGAACCTTGAGGGCAATAACCGTTTCTACATAATCTTGAACAAGGCTGACCTTCACAGTTAGGAACACAAATACCGTTAACACAAGTATGATTTTCTATACATACTCCTGTTGGACATTGTGTACTGCAAGTAGTGCAAGGTTCTAAACAGATTTCACTGCGGCAATTACCCGTACAGATAAAAAACACATCTCCAAACTCTATACAAGTTCCATTTAAACAACGTTGTTTTCTTCTAAATTCACCACATTCGTTAATACTTTTAACAATTTCAGAAGGACAGTTACTATCGTTACAAAATGTTGTACAAGTACCTAACTGATTAGCAATCGATTGAGCGGTATTGTCAAACTCTTCTTGTGCTTTACGGTTAGCTTCTAATTGTGATAATTGAGAACTGTATTTGTTTGCCGGTATGGTTACAGATACAGAACCGCCTACTCCATATTGACAATTATTTTTCTGCAAAGAATCAGTTATCTCAACATTAAAATAAAGAGTAGGACAAATATCTTTGTTTTTTTCAATTGCTCTTTCAGATAACTCTATTGCTTTGTGAATAGACATACCGGTAAGAGTAGCTATTTCGTGAGGAGTTGAACCGATAGGTATTTGATATTCGGTAGAAACTCCACCACAACAAGCTTTATCTACTATGGTGGTATATTGTATTAATCCCATTATATGCAGCTTCCTTTATTCCAATCAAAACATGAACTACAACCTCTTTCACAAACATCACAAAAATCTAACAACTGATTAATTATTTCACCAATGTCTAAGAAATCTTGTAATTGCTTGGTTATATCAGTAGACGAATAACGTCTTTCTATGTTTACATAAGGTTCAATTAAACTTATAAATGTTTGATACATTGGTTGAACGTTGGCTAATCGACTTTCTAAATAAGCATCATTACAACAAGGTTTCGCTTGTGTTCTACACAATAAAAGTTTAAGTAAATTAATGTAACAACTATCTATATCACATTGATTTACGATAATAGTATTGATATTTACTCCAAATAAGTCGTCCCAAGATAATCTATAAACACCATCATCTGTAAAACTATAAGGAACATTCGATAAAGAAGGAACAAGCAATCTATGTATCTCTTTGTTTTTAATCTGATCATAGATGATAACTTCAATATCAGTTAATGTCTCATTATAGATCGTATAACCGGTGCAGTCATTACATTCAATAACTGATTCACAATTACGTTTAATCCTAAGCGTATCTACGGTTGAAAAAATAATCTCATCTTCTGAAATATTACAACAGTTTTGTAGTTTACCTTTTAATTTATAAGCTCCAAGTGTAGATGTTTCATAATTAAAAGTGTAATTAATAGGGTTGTCGGTACTCACCATTAAACTTTGTGTAGCAGCAGGCACTTTTAAAAAGTCAGAAACTTCTACATCGTACAAAAATAGTTCGTAAGTAAGGGTCTGTAAAGAAACATCAAAGTTTGCATAAAAGTTACCATCGTAAAAACCGTTTATAGGTGTTAAAGATGCTTTATAACCCGAATTAGCGTTCGGTAAAATTCCACAAACATTGTTATTTAATTCTACAATAGAAGGAGTTATATCTAATTCTGCTTTAGGAAAAAACTTAGAACCTTTTCCAAATTTAAATTCTGGTTGCCATTCTTGTATTAATACATTAAATTCATAATCTGCTTGGTATAATAATACTTCACGAGAATTAGTGTGATTAACATCTTCTTGATAAATACTATAAACTTGTCTAATTACGTTTACACCTGTCTCACCAAAGTTATAATTAAAAGTTTGACCTTTTTTAGTAGAACCTAATAATTTTGTACCTTGATAATATTCTATTAAGACGTTGTCATACGTTTGAACAGAAGGGCTACTAGTATCAGTAAATAAAAGTTCATAACTACAAGATACTTGTGTCCATGTAGCACTTATAGTTACGTTAAAACCCGGTACGATTGACGATATTTCATCTATAATTATTGCCATGTTACTAATATAATTTTTTTCAACCGATTTAACACTATTTATAGCGTAGCGTTTATATTTATACCTTTTAAATTAGGAGATACCACATTTGAAGAAGTTGACATACCAATCGCAATATCTAAAGTAGTATAACTGCTTATATCAATATCTACAAAACTTTGTAAATTCGAAGTAGTCATACTACTTACTCCAACAGTCGAAAACCAATCGTAACTAGGTAGATTGGTATTAGTTGTTACAATATTAAAAGTATTCTCATCTGTTAATACTCCCCAGTTATTTCTACCGTCAAACGAAATTAAAATTCCAATGTTTGTAGACACATTTGTAAAAACCTCTTTAAAAGAAATATTTAAATTGTTTAATTTATTAATGTCTATTTGATTAGAAGCCGTTGTGGTGAGGTAGCTAATTGAGTTAACGGTATATAAATTTCTAGTTTCTACATTATTAGTACTTCGAAAAGAATTGTATAGCCATGCTCTTGGTAGGCTTGGACGTTTTAAATATTTTCCACTATCTCCCCAAAAATCTCCAACTGGAGTAGATACTAAATTAGTTTTACATTGAATTACGTCTCGACTAAAAGGAACAATATTAAAAGTATCTGATATAGGGTCAAATTCTATAGCTTGATAGGTAAGTATATTGGTCACACCTACCGCATCGTCAACAGTAAAATAATATTTTTCACCTACTTTGTAACTATCTGCTAAATGAGGTCTTCTTATTAGAGGGGGCTTATATGTTCCCCATAGATTGTCTGGAGATAAGCCTGTAGGAATAAGTGTATCAGTTTGAGTGATTAAGTTTCTTCTCACTAAGTGCGCTCGGTTATTTGCAGGATAAAACAAACTGTCTCCAACAACTCTTTGATAACCTGGTAAATCATAAGCTCCTGCAACAACGGATTTATCTAAGTAAGTCACTACATCAGTAGTAATATCTAACTGAATTAACTTATTAGAACCAGAAGCGTTTGCATAAAGATAATCATTGTATCGCTCTACTTGATTAAACTCAAATTCGCTGTTTAAAGAAATCAAACTAAAAGTCTCATTAATCGTATCAAATTTAGCAATTCTGTTTGCACCTAAAGGTTTGTAGGCAAACGACGTAATATTTTTATTTAAACCTTCTTGTTTAGGAAACGCATATATATAATTACCAACTTTATAAACAGGACCGTTAGCATCCACAAAAGGAATAGTTTTAACAATTGAAAAATTAGTAATATCTACTACAATAATATCCGTAGATACCATTGGAAATAAATATAAAAGATTTTCAATTAACACCATATCTCCAACAGGTATCTGACCTAATAAAGGAACAACAAAACCGGTATCATTAAGACTCCCTAGTGAGGAATTTCCTTCCTTAGCTACTTCTTGACGATATAATTTATTATTAAGTACTTTAAAAAAATAATAAAAACAATCATCAGAATGAACTGTCTGTGAACCTACTGTAATATAAAAGCCGATAGAATGTCTATAAGGAGTTGTTTTATTAACTGTAGTATTCAGTCTTAAATTTCCACAGGCTTTGATTAAACTTCCTGAGAATTCACTCAGATCATCAAAATTAAAATCTACTTCTACAATACCAGGAACAAAAAAGAAGCCTACCTTAAAAACATCAGAACAATCTGAAGAATACAATCTAAAAAATAAAGTAACCGTTCCTGATAAATCTTCACAACTTCCAAAAGAATTATTAATCGTAATAGAGGTTTGAGTAAAAGACACACTGGGGTCGGAATCATCTACTGTTAACGAAGTCGAGAGACAATTATCTTCAACAGTTAAAGAAACACCAATGATTTCTATTTCTGAAGGTGCATCAATATTTATAGTTTGTTGTACTGGCATAATCTAAGGACAAGTAATGGTGAAATAATTTTTAATGTATGCACTAACTAAAACTTTAGCGGTAAGTCCAAAATTAATCACTTCATAAATTTTAGCAGTTACTGAAATTTCTACAGGTGCTGTTCCACTTACGGTAACGGTAGGTTGGGTAAAAACACCTACGTTTAAACCTGAAGGTGTTTTTATTGCAAAACCATCTCCATAGGTACTTGAAGTAGTTAAAGGAGTGGCTATTACACCGCTGTTAAACGTTTGAGAACCAACGGTAGCGATAATTTCAATAGCTTGACTAGGTTTAAATCTTTGATTTTGAATATGGTCTTGAACACCTAATGCTACAGGTACTTGAAATACTCCCGGACTTATCTCTATCGGTTGATAAGTTCTAAGAGATGCTCTAAAATATTTAGACAATTTTGGAATAATTTCTTTTATTATTAATCCGTTATTTAAATTCCAAACACTATTTCTTTCTACATCTGCAATAGTTGTTGTTCTAGCAATTGAACCGAATGAAACATTACCAGTAATCGTTTGATTAATTCCATTAGGGTCTCCTGTAATACCGATAAACTTAACATTTCTTGAAGTTAATTTTATTGTTTTAGCAGCAACAGAAGCAAATTCTATCCATCTATTGCCTGCACCGTTATTGTCGATTCTAACTTCAATTGAGTTAATTACGCAAGGTTGACGTACTGAAAAGTTTTTTGTATAAATATAAGACTGTTCAATCTGTTCATCAATATCTTCCCATAAAACAGTATAACTTGCTGAAAACGAACCCCCAGTATTTGTATCTAACTGATAATAAACCTTTCGAGTTTGAAAAGGTTGAAGTATAAAAGGTGTTGTAATATTAATAAAATTAAATTTTAAACTTGGGTCAGTGGTTTCAATAACGGATTTAACTCGAATTGCGTTTGTACCTACATTTGTAAGTATTGAAAATAAAGAACCTGACCGTTGTTTAAGTTCATATTGTCCTAAGTCATCGTTACCGATAACGGCATTAGATTGACCTGAACGAATTTTAAGTACTCCTCTTAAAGGGGGTGTAAAATTAGGTTTAAAGTTTATCGTTTTACTACACACTGTTCCTTCATAAAGTACGTTAACTCGAATAGTTCCTGTAATATTATTACAGTCTCCAAAAGAACTGTCAATGGTAATTGAAGTTGGAGTTAGTGTTATTTCAGCATCTGCTTCAGTATAAGTTTTAGAAACCACTGTAGGACAGCTTTGACGTAAAGTCAAAACTATCCCTGTGATTTGAGAATCACCATTGGTGATATTTTGTATCGGTATAGTTTGTTGTACTGGCATTATGCAGTAATTCCTGAATTAGTTAAAGCTGTTTTAATTAAAGCGATTTGATTCGCTAATTCAGCAAAATTATTATTAATATCAACATCTGCTCCTGAACCTGAAATTGAAGATAAAGTATTGTCCACTGTACCTGTTGTAGAATCAGTTAATGTTACAATTGCTAATTGTTGAGGATTATTGGTTGCCCCAGCATCGACACCTATATCAGAAGCGGTTACATTGTGAGGGTTACCAGTAACCGCATTAATATGTGAATCAATATTGGCATGAGTGTAAATAGGTGTACCCCCTAATCCAGCTAAAGAATCATGGTCTATACCACCGTCAACAACGGATAAAATAATTTGATTACCCGCAGTAGTTACTGTTAATTTAGAAGCATCGCCTGTTTCAATTCTTCTAAAGTTAAGAATTGCTCCTGTTTTACCTGCTGTAATTTCTTGACCTGTTCCGGATAAAGAAGTGGCGGTGTTGATTTCTCCAGCCGCAGTATATTGAACCCCTAAGGTGTTTGAAGAATTAGCGATTAACATTTGACCATCTACTCCCGGAGCAAGTTCTAAAACATTTGTTCCATCTGACACTAGTAAAGTTCCTTTAGAAGGTACTGAACCATACGAAGCAATAGCTACTTGATTTACATTTGTAATATGTGGATTAGAGGTTGAAACCGTATGTGAAGAAGCCACTGACAAATCAGAACTCCACACTAAAGATGTTCCGTTAGAAGCTAATACTTGACCGTTTGTTCCAATTCCAAATCGAACATTATTTGATCCGTTATAAGTTAACAAATCGCCTGCTGCTGTCAAAGGACTTAAAAGGTCTAGTGTTAAACCATGAGGGTTAATGGCGGCAATGTGTGCATCTATTTGAGCGTGGGTATTTGCTCCAATGTTTGCTAAATCAGCATGGTTTATTTGTTCAGGTTCAATATCAAAATCTAATTGATTACCGTTGGTAGTGATTGTTAAAATTGAGTTTAATGAGTTTAATGCTCTTGTTCTTAATTCTGTACCTACTTTACCAATAGCAATCGATTCTCCTGTGCCTAAACTCGCAATGGTATTTACTTCTCCAATATCTGAACTAAATTCTAAACCACTAGCTGTTGATGAATTTACTTTTAAAACTTGACCATCTATACCGACAGGAAATCCAATTAAACTTGTTCCGTTAGAGGTGTAAAGGATACCTTTAGTAGTTGGTAAACTTGAAGCTTCAACAACTTGAGTTAAAGTAGTTGTGTGAGGATTTACAGCACTATCAAGATGTTCTCTTAAATCTACGGCTGTTACTTCACTTGGAGTCGCTAACGCAAGCGTAACATCTGTTCCTTGAGTATGTAGTTGTGAATGAGTATGTGAAGCATCTGCTTTAAGAATCAATTCCGATAATATTTTAGTAGAACTCCATACCGAAGTAGTATTTACCGTACCATCAGCAATTGTAAAATGCATAGACGTGTCATCTAAATGTGACCTTAATTCAATAGCTGTTACTTCACTAGGAGTAGATTCTGCTAAAGACGTTGCATCATTTCTAGAGGGAATTGCATCAATTAGATTTTTTAATACTACACCTTGATTCGCCGTCAAAGGTCTTGTGGCATCTAAAGTAACAAGATTATCTACTAAAGTAGATTGATTTAAAATCGTAGGGTCAAAAGGATGTTTACTTGACAATGCGGAAGTTAATCCAGTAATATTTGCTATCTGTATCCCATCAACAACGTTAAAATTAGAAATAATTAAATCATCTATAATAAGATTGAGTTGTGTTCTTACTGCTTGATCTTCTAACGGTTCTATATAATTAGAAGGACTTATTGTGGCAGTCATGTTTTCAGAATGAACATTCAAATCCAAAGCTAACTGCGCTTTTGTTTTTTGGTTTGCCATAATTTATAATATTTAGAACGGATTCCAATATAAAGTATTTTCAGGTTTTTTAAACATTTGTTGCTTAAAAGCTTCAATTGTTCGTTCTATTCTTTCCTTACCGTACTTGGCTATCCATTTTGGTTTAAAACAATTCTTTTCCCGAATATAACGAATTGTCTTATTATCTTCTTGAAAAGGAATACGTAACTCATTTAAATCTTTAGAAGTTTTCTTTATTTTAAATCTTTCTTTTAAAGACTTATACCTTTTTTGTAAAATAGTAAACTCTTCTATATCTAAATCAGGTTCAGCTAACTGTTCCTCTAATTTTAAAATCATTGATTTTACATTGCGCTCAGATATTTTTTTTTCTTCTGAACGTTTTGCCTGATAACTTTTTCCGCTTCTGGATTCGTAACCTTTAAAGAGGGAGTAATCGTTCATCTGTTTTTATTGATTTTATCGTTTCTTAAATTAAAATCTGTCATTTGTAGTATTTCAGCTTTCAATTCGTTTTTTTCAATTTCGTATTTATTATTCACTGATTCTTTTTTCAAAGTGATTTCTTCTTTATGTTTATTTTGTTCAAATTGCTGTTGTTGTTTTTTAAGTGTCAACTCTTCTTTTTTAATTTCAACCTCAGTAGCTTTCTTTTTAAGATTTTCATTTTCTTTACGCATTTTTTCAAGATTCTGATTAATGGTTTCCATTTCATTTTGTAACTGTTCGACTTGTTGTCTAGCATCTTCTTGAGTATCTTCTTCTGCACGAAGAACAGCTCTCTTTTTACCGGCAACAGAACGTGCTAAAATAACATCAAAGGCGGCTCTCATAGAAGTTGCTCCTGAACTAATGGCAGACATCGCTAAATCATCAACTTTTGAAATCTCTATAGATTCTTCATGGTCATCTGTTACAAACACATCGTAATCTGCCATGGAAGAAGTTTGGTCTAAATGAAATATTTGATGATCCTCACCTAAAACAATTGAAGAGTAGTAACCGTTAGGAAAAGCTATTCTAGCGAGATTAGCCAAACTCGTGAGAATTTTACGCAGAAACAAAGAGTGAACTCTAAACATTTCTTTTGTAATCAGTTCGGCTTGTTGTATTGCTTGAGTAGTTACTCCTTTACCACTTCGTTCTTCTACTTCACCCATCATTTGAGGATTTAACCCTAACATTTTGTCGGCTTGTGACTCTAAAACACCTATATAAGATATAAAAGCTTGAAGAAGTTGCCCATCTAAATTAGTACTATACTGTCCGTAGTTGTTAAAAGGAATCGAACCCGCTTCTCCAGGTATTGAACCTTGTTGAGAAAGACTAATTACTTTTTGAGAAAGTGTTTTCTCATACGCGGCATTCTTGATGATTCTTTCTTCTGGAGTATCTCCAAACTCTTTAGGGATATGTTCAAGAACAGTAATTGTACCACCTGGTCTAGCCATTGCGTACAGATTATTCAAATGAAAGTGAGTAATATCGTATAAATCTTGAATATCTTTTGTAGCTAAAACCATTGAAAACGGTTCATCATGTACCGTTCTATAAGCACTATCGAAAGTACCTCTAGCTCTATGTCTACCGTACACATAACCGTTGTAAGTGAGTTTACAATCAGAAGGGTCATCTTGTGTTCTAAGAATATGTTTAGATTTACCCATACCGCAATAAATACCTCCAGCAATTTCAATTTTATAACCTTCGTATCTATCTTTTCGCTGTCTTTTCTTAGATTTGATATTGGCAGTTTTAGATTCAACTAAATTTAATGCTTCGACAGGACGGTCTTCGTAGTTTGTAGCCACCCATTCTACATGAAAAACTTCTATTAAATCTGCTACATATCTAGGAGAATTTGTAATGGCTCTGTTTTCTCCAAACTGGTCTTCTTGAAATAAAACCTCTCGTTGATAAACCGAATTATAATAGCTTGTAATTGCTCTAGCTACTTTTTTATGGTCTTCTTTTGTCATTAATGGTCCTAACTCATTAAGAATAGCAGTAGGACTCATATACCGTCTATAAACTACTCTACGACAATCTTCTATCCAAGGTGATTCGTGATTAGATTCATAAAAGAAGTTTTCAGGGTCAACTCTCCAAATATCAGGAAGCTTTCCTTCTTCTTTTACATATATTCTTGTAAACTCTTGTCCTGTAACACATAAATCTCTAAACCATTCACTGTTTTTTTGTGATAATTCTTTTCTATCGGTAATATGTTTTAAGAATTTTTCTATCGATATTTCAAAATCAGCTTGCCAAGATTCACCATATTTTTGTCTAATTTTTTTTAAAAACTTATCACTAAGCACATCTCTAATAGGTAGCGGTTTTCCTTCAGCATCCTTTCGATTAACCAATAACTTTTTATTTTCTTCTGCAACTTTATTGACTTCGGTTTCTAATTCAGAAATAATTAAATTTCTTTTTTGTTGCATTTTAATATCAATTGCAGTGCTATTAGAACAGGTAACATGATAATCTAAATTATTCTGTAACGCTTTACCAATTAAACGATTTATTCTACCTGCCATTAAACGCATATTAGGAATCGCTATGGGAACACCCACTCCATAGTTATCTGATAGATGTTGAAGTTCTGTTTCATCTCTTTTCCCCCAATAAGTGTTATACGCCACTCGTTCACGAATTTTATCATAAACTAATGAACTTATCGCATGGTCAACGTTTCCTTTTAAATACTTTATTTCTTTTTTTTCATTTTCAGGAACGGTGTCGATTATATCTTCTATTAAAAAGTTAGCTAACATGGTTTTAATCTATATAAATTATTGTTTTTTCAGCATCGGGTCTAGTATCGTAATAATCTACTTGTTTTTGTTTTGGAGGGTTTAAATCTAAATCTTGTTTACAAACTCCAAATTTCTTAACTCCTGTTATAGGGTCGGTATAATAACCTAATCCTGAAGGAAATAAAGCGTCTTTATTTTCATTTTGCATTACAGGAATATCTCGAAGTTCAGCATTTAATACTTCACACATTCCCATTGCAGCAACTATATCTAGCTTACCTTTATCTTCAAAAGTATAATCTAACAACTGTGAGACTAAAATTTTAAAAATAAAAGTTTGATAATAGTCTTGAATATAATCTTTAATTAGGTCAATATAAAAATATATAATGTCTTTTGTAACTCGTAATCCACGTCTAGCGGTATTTCTCCTAAATTTATTTATTTTTTCTCCTGGTGCTTTAGGTTCTATGGCTAAATACTTTGCACATTTTTTTTCTTCTATGATATAATCTCGAATACGGATTTTAGAAAATTCTAATAGTGCTTGAGCATGAAAGAATAAGAGCATCTGTAATACGTTTTCAAAGTCAGTTCTAGCATCATTCGAACGATGATTATACAATCCTACATAAGTATTTGCAAAAGAGTCGCTAATACCATCTTCTTTTGTTAGTCTTTTCTTCACTACGCAAGCTAAACTTGAACCTTTTCCTGATGAATCATCAACACCTTGGTCAATACCATCAATCCCAGCAATATATTGATGCCAAGGTCTTTCTGTTAATATGTCAACATACCACGAATTACCTTCTCTTTTAGCCCAACTTGGGATTTCAGCTAAGAATATATTTCCTGTTCTGTCTTCCCAAAATCGAACACCCACAACTTGATTTTTATTATTTTTTTCAAATTCAAAAATACCTCGGTGTATTGTGGGTTTAAGCATTCCGGTATCTAGTTTTACTAATTGTTGTGCTAAACCATCATGATTAAATAATTTACCTTTTGATACTAGAAGTGCTTCTTCCATGAAAATAGGATTATCAGCAATAAAAGCTAATAAACCTCTTTGGTCTGAACTAGAGTTTTCTTGTAATTTTAAACGTTCTTGAATAATGTTATGATAAGCAGCTAATCTATCAGGGTTTCCATCTTCGTCTCTTATCTTTAATTCATACGCAGGAATAAAATAACCTACAGCATATAATTCTTTTTCGGAAGGATGTAATAAATATTCAAAAGGATTCCAAGGAATATCTTTAAAACCTTGTTCCCCATGTTCTAAAGCTCTCCACACATTACGAAATGCTAAAGTTTGATAAACGCCTCTAGGATTCTGTAATACATCTTTAAAAGCTTGAATACCTTCTGATTTCTCATTAGATGTCCCCCAAACAATTTGAATTCCGGTTTTATCTGCAAGACGTTTTAAGTTTGATTCAACTACGCCCATACTCGCACCTAAATTTTTATTTGCTCCAGAATTATGTGTAATGATAAAATTGTCAGTAATATATAATTGATCTTTGTCTAAAGTTAATCCTATATATTCATCTTCAATTCCTTCATCTTTCACTTCTATTATAAATCGTATTCTTGTATTTAATTTATAATTTTTAAATTTTACAGCATATAAATTAGTTTTTGTATTAAAAAATCTTTTAGAATTTTTTGATAATTTTATATAATTATGTGCTGATATATAAACTTCTTTTCCGTTAAAATCTTCAAAAAATAATCTATGATTAGGTGTTACCTGTAGTAACAATTCACCTTGTTTATAAACTGAAAGAAGTTTACCTTTATTTCTAACGGTTTTTAACACTTCTCTAGGTTTAGAATCAATACCCATTACAAAATCACCTACAACAATATCCTCAATGTTTTTCCAAGTACTATCATACATAAGTACTTTAGAACCAACAATCTGACACTCTTCAAAAAACACTCTTCTTTTACGACCTGCTCGTGCTTCATCAGGTTCGCGAACTACTCTAGCTATAATCTCACCACCTTTTTGAACAGGTTTATTACTGTTATCTCTTTCACCTACCATCCAGTGCATAATCTTACCTGAAGAGTTAATTGCGAAAGGTTCATATAACCCACCTTCTGTATTTTGAGTAGCCCAAGTCATTGCTCTAGTCATTTTTGTAAAGATACCGTCATCACCACCTAAGTAATCAGAATCTGAAGCAAAGTAGGCGTTAGAAGGCATTTGTTTACGTTTCACACTTCCTTCCAATCTAATTGGTGGAACTAGGCAATCTACTTCTCCTATCGCAGCAGCACATTCTGAAGCTCCGCAAGAACGAAGTTTTATAAACGCAAAGTTTTGTTTTGTATAATCAGCATAATCAAAAAGATGAAATAAAAAGAATTGTAAGCGCATAAACTTTGCAAAACCTTCTGTTTCATTACCGTTTACCGCAATTTTCATTCTATGAAAATTCAAGAAGAAATAGTGATAACCGGTGATACGAACTTGACCTAGCCAGTAACCTTCTCTTACTCTTTTTCTCTCTCTGTTCCAAAAAGTAAACCAACTATCAGACTGTGGCGGATGATTGGTATAAACACCGTTCTTTTGATAAGCGTTACCACTTTCAGAGAATCTAAAAGTATTTTTAATATTTCCTTCTTTATCAATGTACGGTAATTTTTTAGCGATACATTCTTGCTCCGACATTTTTTCCGGATTCCAAATAAAATCTTTTTGATATTGTTCTATTTCAGGATGCATATTAACCTTCTATATCTGACCAAACAGATGGTTTTGTATTCTTACGATAATCTACCACTTCTTTTGTTTCCTCTTCATAAGCTTTACGTAACTCACGCAACTTTTCTACAATTAAAGGCATTTCAATAATTGTTTTTCTAGCTTCTGCAATAGAGTGAACTAACTTTCCTTTCTGTGCTCCTCCATCTATTTTTTCAGTAAAATCCACCTCTTCAATATAATCTTGCATTTTATCTAGCAATTTCTTCGCTCCACCAATTGCTTTAATTACAGGATTTGTATTTTCAATAGCAATATATATTTTAGCTGCTGCTTTCATATTTGGTGTTTCTAAATCTTTAGAAGAAAGCGTAGTTCTTAACAAGGATTCTTCTTTTCTTTTTGTATCGTTAAAGTCATTAAACGGACTTTTGTAATCACAATAGAGATACAAAAATTTAAACATTTCAAAAACTTTTACTTTTTCTTTTGAACTGTCAGAATCCCATAAAACTTGAAACTCAGGAATAAGTAAGATATTAGCATCTTTGATTTTTAATCGACCCGCTTTTAATTCAAATACTTCCATTACTTAAACGTTTTTTCAATGTATCTATCTAACAACAAATTAGCATATTTATAAAAAATATTAGGGTCTTTTTCATAATTATTTATGTCGGGAACTTTAAGTATTACTCTATCCACATTTACTAATTGTTTACCCGGTCCAACCCATAAATAAAATTGACTCAATAGAGGATAAATAAGAAAATTTTCATTGTTTTGAGAAAAACATCCTTCTGCATATCTCGCATACGTTCCATTACCTTCATATATATCTACTTCTGATTTATACCAATTAGAACGTATTTTTAACTTATATTTATTCTCTACTCTTTTCATTGTTTATAATCCAAAATCAAAATGGTTAATATTACGTTGTGCGTTTCCAGCTCTCTCTACCCATGAAAAACCTGCGGTAGAACTGTAACCTAACGTTTCAGAAAACAAATTACCAGTGAATAAAGGAGCAACTCCTATTGCTCGATAATCTACTGAATCTTGTAATACTAAATTATCTATTCTAGTATCTACCGGTATTTTCTTATTACGAGTGTGAAAATGACCATACATTAAAACATGATATTCTGAACGGTCTCCACCATAGTTTAAAATCATTTTAATAACTTCTTTTACCATTTTATGATGTCCGTGTGTCATAATATAATGTATCTGGTCAAAACTTTCGCTAATTACCACAGGATGATACACTACGTTAAATCCTGACTGCTTTAACATAAAAGCTACTAATTTAGTTACATTTCCTATTGGGTCACCTTCTCGATTAGAAGAGATTCTATCGTGATTTCCTGAAACAATATATACTTTACTGAGGTTATTAATCTTTGACAAAAATTCTTTAATGATTTCATAAGCTAGAATTACAGCATCTCCCATCCAAGATTCCATATCTTGCCATGAGTTTAAATGATTTAAACCAGTAAAAGATTCTATCAAATCGCCTAAAATAGCAACTCTTACTTCTTCTCTATTTAATTCATTTGCTTGTGCAACAATAGCTGACATATACTCTTGAAGTATGTTAAAAGAAAAAGGTTTAGTTTTCACTAAACCTTCAGATTTTTCAGTATTTGCACCAGTATGTATATCCGCAATTGATAAAAGTCCAGCACCTGAACCTTTTATTACTTTTGGAGTATATTTTTCTGTTTTTAACTTTGTTAATGCTTTAGTATAATCAAAAGAAATCTTTTTTGGTGTAGTGATTAATTTAACTTGGTAATTGGTTGAAGTGACCGCTTTACCGTCAGCATCTTTTATAGTTACATCCCATGCGTTAAACTGACTTTTTACAATTTCTTCTCTATGTAAATCAATATCAAAAAATTCAATCGCATCTTCAGTAGAAGTCATTGACCTTCTACCTTTGTATTCGTAGTTTTTTTCAAAGTTAATCGTGTTACCACCGCTTTGTTTTTCTTTTCTTTTAAGCGTATTTGATAAATCATACCTTATTGTTCTATGCGCTTTAGTAACAAAAGGATAATCTTCAAGTATCATTCTAGCCGCTTTATGAAAACTAATCCCATCTTCTTTAATACGTTGAAGATAACGATTTAAAATTTCTTGATAGTCGGTCATAATTAACTAAGAGTTAAAAGATATTTAGTTTTGTTCACGAAAGCATCTATTTCATCTATAATATTTTTTAAGTCACTTAAATCACGTACTTTCTCATTTTGCCTTATTGTATCAATTACGATAAACACTTCTTTTAAATGGTTATATATTTGATTACCCTCTTGGTTGTTGAATGGTTCTTTATAATCTTCTAGTTTAAAATTAAAAGGTTGTGTAGAAGGTCTACCGTAATGACCAATATAAGTTTCAATGAAACTATCCATTAGATTAATAATTTCTTCGTAATAACTATTTAAAGTTTTGTGTTCTGCTAATATTTCGGTTTGAAAATGCCAAAGATGTGTTTGAGTAGCACTCCAACGTAAGGTGTTAAACAAAGTCATACAAGCACACTTTTGAATTGATGGCTTATCTTGACCTAACTCTTTGATTCTTTGTAAAACTTTTCTTGCTGTTGTTTCCATATTTCAAATTTTTCATTAATCCAGCGATTTCTAGGACAAGGTGCTGTACCATTACCTCTTTTTAAATCGGATTCTTCAAAACTAAATTTCCATTTTGCATTTGTTCCACCTACAGGGCAACCACAACCTCTCACAAACACTTGATTATCTATTACCGCAGAATAAATAACTCCTTTTTCTTTATATAAAGGAAAGCCTGCTTTGCGAACAGTATCTAAAGTATAAGTTTCATCTTTTGCGTTTGCTAACAAATCAGGATTACATTGTGCGTAATCATCTTCTTTTTTATAAAGAACACAAGTTTCACATTGATGTTGTCTAAACGCTTTTTGTAAATCTTCTGCTTTATCACCTAAAGCATATTTAATATAAGCGTCTGCTACTTTAGGTGCAGCAGACGCATAATAAGCAACTTCTTCTTTAAGCTTCTCCAGCTTCTTTTTCAATTGACTCATCTTTTATCAAAGGGTAAGTGTTAAACATGATTTGATTTTTTCCATCTGCAACATAAAATAAATCAGTACCTTGTTCGGTAGGTGTAAATTCTAACTTTATAACGACTAAGGTTTTATCTTCTCCTTCACCAATAGACTTAGTGAATAATTTAGAATTACCTCTAATTTTAGGTATTTCTTGATTCCTTTGTTCTACATTTACAATTTCCATACTTTAAGATAATTTAAGTTTATAAATAACGTCTTTTTCAAAAATACTAAGCCAATTACCGTCAAAGGTGTTTTCACTAAAATTTTCTGATTTAATCTCTAAAGGATAACCAATAGTTCTGTCTGACCAACCGATTAAATCACCTTCTTGATATTTACCACCTCCTTTGACTACGTAACCATAACTTTTAACTTGAAGTCCTTTAGGTACAATAATACCTTTTTGAGGGGTAACTCTTGCAGGTTTAACAATAACGTAGTCGTCATTTACTTCCATTTTCGCAGCAAATTTCTTTTCGGCTTCTGTAATGTCTACTAAACTTTTTAACATTGATTTCTTACTCATAGCTCTTGAATGATTGTTTTTAATTTTTCTGAAATTTCTAAATTACCTAACCTGATAAGCTGTAAATAAGCATTATTTAATAAAGCTTTAGGATGACTTTCAACAGGTTCTAACAAATGAGAATGCCATTCTTTCTCAATCCAAATATAATCTTCTGAAAACCAACCTGTTCTAACAGCACTTAACATATGATTACCGTTATGGTCTTGCCTTAAAGAACCATCGTCATTAGTCGCCCATATAAAATTAACTACTTTCATATAAGGGTGATTATCACTCTTATGATTCAAGTCTTTAATTTTAACGGTTTGCCATTTTTTTAAAAAATTCTTTTCCATCATGTCAATTTTAAATCTTTACGTTTACTACCGATACTAGAACCACAACCTGTCCTAACAGCACTAAACATATGATTACCATTTTTTTAAAAAATTCTTCTGTGAAAACCAATAATTTGAGTAGCCAATCCAGTAACTGTAGAATATAAACCCCATATACCATCTGAAACACTTGTTCCTCTAAAAGCGTTAAAAGCAATATAGAAAGTAGCTCCTATCCAAGTAAGCACAATAGATAAATCTAAAAAGTAAGGGACTATCTTAGCTAATGAAGTAGAATCAGGGTCATTTTGAATAGATGCGTTGTATTTACGAGCAGAATCCATTTCTAACTGTTGTGTTTTTACTAACTCAGTTTCAAAGTCTTGACTCGCTAGTTCTAATTCAAGTTTTAACTCTCTAGCTCTAATTCTTTCAGCTTCTGTTAAAGCTTGATTTTCCATTTTACCTTCTAATAAATTTTTAACAGTACTTATTACTGTACCTGCGGGTGTCCCTTGTAATAAACCTTCACCAATAGTAGTAATGTCTCCAAAAGTATTTCCTATTTTTTGTAAGAAACTACCAAATTTTGTTTTTTCATTATGCATAATTTACGAGATTGCAAGGATTAGTATTTTTAAAAATCAACACTATAAATCATTGAAGATGAATAATATTTTGAAATATCAAAAACAGATGATGGTTGGGATTCTGCTTTTATAATCACCTCAATAAACATTACAAATTCTTCTTCGGTGATTTCATTTATTTTTAAAAGTCTTGTTAAAATAGGAAGTAGCTCAGACATACTTAAGGATTTAAATTAAAACTATGCAAATATATACAAAATTATTCATAAACTTCGTACTTTTCAAAATCTTCAGGGTTACTCCCTTCATAAAGAAACCATTCGGTACTGTGATTGAATCTTCGTTTTACCCACGTTCCTTTGTATAAACGTCGATACCATCTAAAACAAGAAAGAAAAGAATCCAATAATAATTTCATAATTATTTCAACAATTGAAAACGAGGGTCTATTTGTTTTCGTTTTATCCACGCTTTTTTAAAATGAATTTTATCAGTCTTAAAATCACCAGTGTAATCAGGTAATAACTCTTCCAATATACCCGAATTTAACGCTTTCAGATATGCTTCAAATACTTTATTCATTTAACTAAATATATGTTTTTTTTAATATGATTAACGGTTTGTATATAAAGTAACTCTAAAAGATTTTGTCTTGATTTATAAACAACTTCTCCAAAAAGTTTTTTTAAAAGATTATTGTAGAAACCTATTTTTATTGGCAGTTTAGGTAATTTTTTAACGGTTTTAAAATAAGTTATGTTAGAAATCAACCTCGCTTTAATTAAAAATGTTTCAAAAGCGATATATTCTTGATAACCACTATCGTCAAGAGCTTTATAATAAATAGCTATAGGTTTTAATAGTAGTTTCATAACGTCAATTCAATAATCATTTGATTTACATTGTTTCTTAACGAATATAAATGTTTGTCGTTATTATATAAAATATAATCAGCATCTGAATGAGATATTTTCATGGATGATTCATCTTCTAAAGGTAAACGTTTAGATGCTTCTACCCAAATTACTTTATCAATAAGTTTTTCTTTTTTAGCTTTTTGTAAAGATACTGAATCTCTACAACCTGTATAAATATCAAACGGCTGATAAAATTCACGAATTAGACGAATCGAATCATTTTTTGTATATTCTTGAATCATATTGTACCACAACGCTCTATGATTACGTCTATCTTCAAAACAATCAATAAAGTTTGCATATTTATCTTTCATTTGAGGAAAGATAATATTCTTAGCTACATATAGACTTGCGGGTATATAACGATAGGGTCTAATTTGTGACAGCATTGAAGCCACGGTATCTTTACCATGACCACCGTGTCCAATTATCATTAACTTACGCATATCGCATTATTTATATTTTTATTAAATTCTACCGCTAATAAAAGCGATTTAAATATTTTAATCACTTTATCTATTTGTAAATTACTTCTTTTCTTAGCGATTGCAATAATAGTATCGTAATGTGTAAGGGTTACCGTAAAAGATTGTTTAAGCTCATTTAAAATATTCTCTGATACTTTTAAACTCATAATTTATTTTTCTTTGTTTTCCAGTAGGTGTGGATAAATATTTAATAGGTGTAAAAGTCTTTTTAAATAGATGTGAGCCTTTATTAGAGCTTCCTGGTATTTTGACTAACTCTACAAAAACTTTGTGTCTTAGATATAGCCATTTACGTTTTAAATTAACTTCTGTTGTTTTACCTCGAACATCTATAATTGGTTTTACCTCAAAATACGCAATGTTTATTTCATCATTAAACGTTAACCTTGTTTCTTTTCTCGCTCTTGATGAAACCATCGGATTAGAAAAAGGCTGAAACAGATTTTTTTCTTTAAGTACTTCACATTTAAAATCAGGTGTATATACTACATCTTCAAATAAAGTCTTATTTTTTGAATAAACTGCTTCACAAAGCGTAAACGACTCAGACCTTTGAATATTTTTAACAATGCCTAAATCTTGTAATTCTAACAGATACCAATAAAAATGTTTTTCTTCTTCACTATCAAACTTCATTTTTTTGTAATTTAACGGTATAAAACTTATCGTTTAACTGCATAGAATATTCACCTCCAGTTTCTAATTTTTCAAGTCTTTGTGTTAATTCATTTATTTGACTAGGTTCAAATACTTCTTCTTCAGTATCTAAACGTTTCATTAAGAACGCATACCTAGATATAGTAAAAGGTAAAAATAAAGAAAATAATATCATCGGTATAACTTGTGTAATTTTTAATGACTCGTCTAATATTTCGTAATATACGAGATTGATAATTGTTTCAACAAACAAATATACAAACGCTACCCATTGTACTTTATGAACCGTATGTAAAAGAATAGACCATGAAATAGCGATTGCAAATGCTGAACCGATTAATAGATTAAACCAAAATAAAAAACCCTCGTATCTGCCTTCAATCACATTCATATAAGCAAATACGGAATGAGAAGATTGAACAATTAATGCTAATACTAAAGCAATTAAAATATGGTTAGGACTTTTTAGTTTATTAATTAGTTTATTTTTTAGATTCATTTTGATGATAATTTAACATTAACTCTACTGCTTTTTTCATATAAGTTACCGTGTGTACTTTACGTAAAGGTTTTTTTGTCATATTCGTATATATAATATGTTCAATTGTTAAATTACTTATCTTATAACCTAACTGTTCCATCATCCAAGCATAAATAGATAATTGTAAAGAGTAATGTGTAAAATTACAATCATCTAAGTCAGAAATAGGGTCTTTCATCATTTGCTTATGTTTTGTGTATGGATTTTGATAAGATTGAAAATCTAAAGTCTTAGAAGTTTTATAATCACAAATATCAATATTTCCATTTTTATAAGTTGTAATTAAATCAGCAGACCCTGCTAACTTGTATTCGTGATTATATAAACGTAATTCAGGATATTCTACTTTATAATCAGCCGTTAAATTAGGATAGCGTAAATCATAACCAGAAAAATCGGATGGGTAACTATATTTCTTTCTATAGAAATCTTCTTGTTGGTCGTGAAAAGAAGAACCTTTAGCTAAAGAAGTTTTTGATTTTTCATCCCATTCTTTTTTAATTATTAATTGTAACTTTTCTAACTTTAACTCTTCTAACAATTGCCAAAGAGAACCTACTTCTTGGTGTAATGTTTCTATATTTAGAAACAGATTTTTATCTTCTGTTTGTAAATATTTTAGTTTTAATTTTTTCCATGTTTCATGTTCTTTTACACTTATCAGCAATCTTTCTACCGCTTTATAACGCAACCAAAAAGACGAATCAAATTTAGGTTTAAAGCTTTCAATAAATTTAGTAACTGAAGTATATCGCTCGTTGTCTTTATTGGTATAAATGTGTTTTTCATCATTAAACCAAATACTATCATCAGATAAATAAAGATTCATATTTTAGTTTTTAAAAATTTCTGTTTATTGTTATTAGGAAGTTTAATAATTTCTTTTAAAATCTCCTTTCTTTTACTTTGACTACCTCTCCACACATACATAGGATTTAATTGGCATCTACCTTTATCTAATCTAACCGTTCTTTATTTACTTCAAGGATATTAATATTACCGATTCTTCTAAACATATACAAAAGTAATGGTATCTCTATTACTGATTTTGTTTTACAGAAAGCCTTAAATAAAGAAACGTAAACCTCAGTATATCTTTTTCTTATGGGTTACTTTTTTTAGCTAACTCTTTTAATTTTTGAATTGTACCATCTTCAGTATGTTGAAGATATTTTTTTACCGTTCTATAATCTCTAGTATCTTGATAACTTATTTTTTTAACCTCTTCTAATCTATTTTTTATTTTTCCTTTCCATACATGAAAAAGAGAAACTCGGTATCTACCTTTAGATAAAGACTCCAACCAACCTAAATTTTTAAGTGTAGCCATTGCTTTCTTAATTGCAATATCGGAGTACGTTAAATTATTAAGAGCTAAAAACTCTCTGAAACGTTTTCTGAAAATAGCATCGTAACTAACAAAGTTTTCATCATCCATTTCGAGTACACAAAAAAATACCAAAGCTGTTGGACAATTAGGATTTAATTCTAACATAAATTGTAATTGCACCTGATAAAACTGAACAAACTCGTCATCTAACTCAAATTCTAAATTTTGAGTTTTTCGGTATATTATTTCTTCGGTTGTACTAATTCTTATTTTTCGCATAGTATACTTTAACTATCTTTATTATTATCAAAGATAAAAAAAGTATACCGTTAATCAAAATAAAATACTTTTATCTTTATTAACATTTATTAACATAAAATACTTGATGTTCACTTTCGTACATCTCGAAAGTATACGTGGTGTATACCTACATAGGATACACCACGTTACCCTACGGGGATACACCACGTACCCCAATAGCGTTTTAAAAACCGCCTTACAACTATATTAAACATAATGTATACAATGTTACCCTATATATATAAAGGATATTAAGCCCGAAATGAAATTACCTTTGCTACGACGAATGGGCGTTTATAAAAACATAAGCTCATAGTAACATAAGCTCATTTAACTGGATAACAAGGCTACATACAATCAAAATAAAACTACCTTAACGACTTAATCGACCTGTAAGCTTTAGGTAAATAAAGTACCGTGATTAAACACACCCTCTTTGGTTCACTATTAAATATAAAAATCATATTACCATAAATTCTTAAAGTCCTATTCTCGGAAACTAATAATTTAGCAAGTAGTCGAAACAACCCCCCGTCTTCTATATTCTCATACTTAACCCCCCGGTAGTATGCTCTCTTCGCTAAAGTCTCTGCTTTAATATTTGATTTCATGCGTTCTTTTAACCTTTTTTTTGCGTGTGTGGTGATTATAAAAAGCATAGTATTATGTTTAGTGTTGATCAAGAGTACTGATTTATAAGCAGAATCAAAAAAAAGAGCATCTGATTTAACTAAGGGATTATGAAGTTAAAAAAAAGTGGAAAACACAAAAACAACTGTACAGTAATAAAAAAAAACAGTAACGATAGAAAAAAAGGTTCTGGTAACAAGTAAAACAATTGTGTAATCGAAGAGACAGTGGAGTACTACCAACAGCTCCCCACTCTGCTAGTTTTTGGTGTAGCTACCCCTGATGGTTGCACTGATTTAGTTTATTTCAGGGAATTAAATTTTTAAATATGATTGTTAAAATTAAGAGCTCAGTAATGGAAAAAATTCACGGGGGAGACCTCGTGGAGTTGACCATTCCGGAGGAGATAACTCTGACGGAAAAAATAAACACCGGTCAGCACCGAAAATTAGCTGATCGGGAGGGATATGCGTTGGGTAAGAAACCGACACCCGCACAAATCGCTAAAAGAGAGGATTTTCTGAAACCACTTCAAGTACCAGCATTAAATATTCCAGTCACTGACGGGAATATTTCTAAGCTACTGAGAATCACGTTTGACCGAGACGTGACCACCGTGCCCGCTGGGATGCTAGCGGTGCAACTGTACCCAGCAATAGGTGGTGAAGAGGTAGAGGGTAAGGTAGGCGTTTTTGGTAAGGCACTGTTATAGTGCCTTACCACCCTTCGGGGATAAGTACACTCACGTGTATTAACTAATCTAGGTGATAGCAGATTAGCAACACGTGTATTCACTTTTTAATTAAAGTTCCAGTTGACAGCGGAACATTAACAATTATTAAGAGAATTTAACAAGCCGTTAAGATTCATTAAGAAAAACTTAATGAAAACTTAACACAATAATCATTGTAGAGCTTGTTAAGTGTATGTATTTTTGTTGGAAAAGTGAGTGTAAGTGGTTGATAATCAACAACTTAAACAAAACCTCACTTTTCCGACATCCCGAAATTACTGCATATTTTAGGTACGTATGCAGTATATAATTTAAAGTGCCTAAAATCGGTGAGACGGTTACCAATCAGGTTCGATTCCTGACGATTTACGAAAGTAACTGTATATGAATTAGGCTCTTGTGAAATACGTGTATCTACTCTTTTAACAGTAGAAGACATATACTAAAGCAGTTAATAGTATTAATCTTTATTAATTTTTAAATATTAAATTGTATTTCATGTACTACATAATTCACTTAGGAGGCGTTGTTCAAAAAGCATTTCACTCGAGAACAGAAGCCGAACTTGAAAGAACTAGGTTAGCTCTTTCAAAATTACCATTTCATAATATGAAAGTGGTAAAAAAATAAAAAACTGCTTAAATACCTAGCATTACCTAAAGTGGTGATGCTAGGTTTAGGCTTTATATTCAACAATATTGAACTAATCGCCTCAGTTATCGCACCGCTTGAATTAATTGTGCAAAAAATTATAGTATTTCTTAGCAATTAATTATTCCTACTTTTACTTTTTCATTTTATTGAAAAGGGTTTATAGTAGAAGTTGTAATATATGTTTGTAGGTATAAACTTTAGTATTTAAAATAATACTATTTCAAAAACAATAAAAAAAAATGAAAAAATTAATATTGATATTAAGCGGATTAATGATGTCACTAAGTTTAATGGCACAAAATGATGAAATATCCGCTATTGAATTAGACAATGCTGAACTTTTTACAAGAGGTTATTACATTGAAGATGGTAAGACGCTTGTAGAGTTAAACTTTGATGTTGTGAGAACAACTCAAGGTAAATGGGTTATTTTTAAAACGGATGACCGTATCGAAATAACAGCTTTACCAGAGTTGTTAAAAGGTGCAAAATTATATCTACATGGTGGTAGATATGAAGTTTTTAGAATTAACAAAATTTTAACTATTCTTGACGAAGGTAGCTATAGCGTTGCAAAAGGTAAGTCTAAACGCAACCTTGAAAAAAAGCTAAATGCACTAAGATATGTGCATCAACTTGAAGGTTTAAAACTTTCAAAAACAAATAAATAATTTTTTTTAATTTATAAACATTAAACAATGAAAACATTTGCGTTTAGTTACACTACTCGGGGTAGAGTCATTGTAACAGGTATTGTCGAGGCTGTTGATAGGAAAGCAGCTATTAAAGAACTACAATCAGAAGGAATTGTAATCCTTTCAGTAGTTCAAATTTAATAGATAGGGAGAATAATATTCTCCCTTTTTTATTATCTTTAAGGATGAAAAAAAATCAATATCTTATAATTACCGTGGACTTTACTGAGTTAAAGTTACTTAACCTTCGTTGGTTAATCTTCATTCTTATGTGTATTATTTTTACAATGTTAGCTAGTTTTAAAATCGAACCTACTATTAAAACAGTAGAAGTTAAAACAGCTTCTCAACCTGAACCGAAAACTGTAATTTTCAGTAAAGATGAGTTTATTGTAAAAAGACAGCAATTGGTATTTAAATACTTGATTGCACACAAAGTGAATCGAGTAGACCAACTTGATACAGAAAAAATTAAAGAAATGAATACACAAATAGCAATAATGTTCAAAAAGTTATTGTTAAATGACAATACAATACGTCAACATGTGTATGATTTCTTTACTGATAATAAGGAAGTAAACAAAATTGAAACATCTTTAATGGAACAAACGAAGTTTCATATTCCGGCTTCTATTATTCTTGCACAATCTGCGTTAGAAACAGGTTGGGGAAGTAAAGTAGTTAATAATAACTATTTTGGAATTAAAGATAAATCTCAATTTTCTACACCAATTATCACTACAGAATATTTTAACGCTAAAGAAGTTAAAAGAAATAAGCGTAAAATTATTTCTAAACAAATAGTTATAAAAAAAGGTAAAAAACTTTACAAATGTAAAGTAAAAGACCGTTTTAAAAACTATGGTAGTGCTTGGGAATCGTTTAGAGAACATTCTTTATTTTTATCTACTAATATTCGGTATGCACCGTTGTTTACAAAAGGTAAAAATTATAAAGAATGGGCAAATATGATTGGTTCTACAAAGTATGGTGGTGTGGGCTACGCAACATCTCCAGTGTATGGAGAGCAGTTGAAAAGTATAATTGAAAAATATAATTTACACTTGTTAGATTATTAAGTATGCAATACAAATTTAAAGTTCGATTAAATAATCGAACATCAAAAGTAATAAAAGTAGTAAGTGAAGACATTGTAGAAGCAATGTGTAAAGCTTATGACACAGTTGAAAGAAAAGGATTTCAAGTATTAAGTTTAAAACAACTTAATCATGAATAAATTCTTTTGTTTTGTGATAGCACTTGTAATACTGGTGCATGTATTCTTTTACATCAAAGGTGATATTTTTATACCTGTTGATGTTCAACCTAGACAGAATGTAATTATTAAAAATTGCAAATGTCAAGTAGAATGGGTGTCGTTTGACAGAACGTTATTTGAAGCAACGTGTAATGGAGTAAATAAAATATACACTGCCAAAGATTTAAAATAAACTTAGTAAAATTTAAGATTTTAAACCCTTAGTCTTTTAAATTAAGGGTTTTTTGTTTTTAATTTTTAACGCTAAAATATAAAATAATGAAAAAATTAGTCAGTTTTATAATTCTTTTATTTGCGTTTAATGCTCACGCACAACTTAAAGAAGCAGATAGTCTATGTTTAGCTGGTAAATTTAGAGAAGCTAAACAACTTTATGCAATGATGATTTTAAAGTCACAACATCCACGTGTAAAGTATAAACTTTGGGAGCGTCAAGCATTCGCAAGTATGCAAATGAAAGACACAACTAATGCCATTACAGAACTGCATATCGCATTAGATAATTACCGTTCAGACGACGGAATTCGTCAGTTGTTATTTATTATGAAAGCTTCTAACAATCCAAGATTATTAGATGCTGCAATATTATATGAACAACATGCATTAGTTGTAAATATTTATTTACAAAAAAATAAGAAAGCGTCTGCGAAAAATTATTTAGTCCAAGCAAATGTGGATAAAAATTCTCATTTGTGGCATATTTTCAAGTAGGTAGAATATAAACAACTAAATTAAATAACATGAATGAAATCATTTTGAATTTATTAATCGGTGTTAGTGCATTTACTTTATCTTTTGGGTTAACTGTTTTTGGTTCTGTAGTAACCTCTATTAATACCTTTGATTATAATCAATGGGAAAAAGAAACCAAAGAAAAAATGGATTTTGAACAAGAATTCGACTTATGGTTGTCTTTTAAAAATGATGAAGATGAAGATTTTGAGTTTGACGATTTTAAGTTTGATGATGAATCTGAATTAAAAATTTTTTAAATAAATTAAAAAACAATGAATAGAAAACATAAAGTAAGTATTGGAGACATCTTATTGATGAAAGGTGCTCCTAAAAAACAAAGAGATACCAGAAAAATCACTAAAGCAGTAATTCTTGCAAATTATATTACGCAAGAATACAAATTTCGTAAAGAAGAAAGATTTTGTCATAAGTGTATTCAACGTTTAAACACGGAAGACAAAAACTATGAATTTAAACTACGTAATTTAAAAAAACAAATGCGTTTTTATCGTAGTAAAGTTCAAAGCGTAATAACGCAAAAAAAAGTAGTCTTAAGTGCATAATTTAAATAGGTTTTTCATTGTTTTTAAAATAATGAAGAACCTATTTAATAGTTAAAAAATGTTCAAATGATAAAAAATGCATTTCAGATTAAAGAGAGAGATATTGTACTGGTTAAATTAAGTAAAGTGTATGATAACGGTAGAAAAAAAAGACCAGTAATAGTAATTAAAATAAAAAATGATAAATTATACGTACGAGCTTTAGGTACGTCAATTCCATTAGGTAAAAATTATAAAATGTTTAAACCTTCATCAGATTGGTTTGAAGGTTCTTATCAATTTCCAAGTGAGTTGATTCTAGTTAGTGAAATAGCAGAAACTACTTGTAAAGAAGTATTTGAAGTTATTGGTAGAATCACTAATAAAGGATGTAAAGAACTAAATATATAATTATTAGCTTGATAATTGTATTTTAGTCAGTTTACCAAACAAACAACTTATGAGGTATTTTATAGTAATCCTTTTATTGTTCAGTTCAATTTTGTATGCGAGTGCTCCTCGTTTAGAAAAAAACTTAAACGTAGAAGAATATTATGATTTTGAACCAATGGATTACAAAGAAGCGTATGTCTTTCTTTTGTATTCTTACAAAGATACTTTTACAAAATACAATATCAATCCAGAATTAGCTATAACACAAGCTATACAAGAACAAGGTTTTATCCTAGATGATGAATATTTTAGAATTTATAACTTAACTAATAGAATAGATGAATATCATCCTACTGAATTAGTTATTGATAATCAAACGTTGCGTTTACGTCGTCATAGAATATATGATACGTTAGGTAAAGCAATTGCAGATTATTGTAAATTCTTAAATAAATATAATCGTTACCGAGGAATATTTGAAACAAATGATATTGTTAAGCAAATAGAAAAAATTGGTAATTCAGGATATGCTGAAGATAAAGAATATACTACTAAATTAAAAGTAGTTTATCTTACTTATGTGTGGCAGACAGTAGTTAAAATTAAAAAGTCTAAGATATTAGTAACTTGTAAAAAAGAAAAAGTAATTCTAAAATTAAAAACAGTAACAGGAAAAAAGTGGATTTTAAACTAAAAATCTTTCTTAAATTCCTTTTAAATTATGAATGTATTAAAACAGAATTATGAAAAGTGGGTTTTTGCTGGAAAACCTAATTTAAGTCCAGTGCGAACAGTTATGAATCCTTTAACTAAGGAAAAATTAATAAATCCTAAGTTAATCGAAGAAGAGATATGTTATCGAAGAAGAATATTTGGACCAGTAGAGATATATCAGACACCAAAAGAAAATTCTTCTTTAGCAACTCCAAAAGGTAAAATGATTATATTACGACAACAAGAAGTTACATTTTATCTTAATAAAAGTGTTCAGATAGAAATGGAAAGTGCAAAAAATGCACAATTGGTTTACGGAACGTTGTTTCAAGGGCAAGATTTAATTATTAAACAACTTCGTAATGATAAAAAACTTGGAATACAACCTGAGTGTATAAGAGGTATTTGGTTTGACTTAATGGACAACGATGCTTATCGAGTGAATACCGACATGATATATCCACAAGAAGGTTATCCAAATAAATATAGATATGCTGCAAAATGGTATGACCCTTTGTTTTATGATAGATTTATTGAAGATAATTTTGTTGCTGGAACGGTATTAAAAAATATTCATATTTCTAAAAAAACTTTCGCTTCTAAGCCAAAAGACTTAGATTTAAAACCATTTAGCCCTGATGGAGAAAGAGAATACTATTATCAGATGGTAGTTAGTGAAGGTTATCAAGAAGACTACGATGAAAGTGGTTTAGATTCTGAAATATCTTTAAAAGACTTTTCTGTAATGGAAATACCAGGTAATTTTCAAGTGGCTTTGGATTTAAGAAATCCTGATAGCAAAGTTTTAATTAAAAAAGAATAAATGAATATTTACGTTCACGATATAGAGGTTGCGCCTAACCTGTTTACAGTTACAATATTAGATTATAATAACTGTGAACAGGTTTATCAGTTTGAAATAAGTTCACGTAAAAATGATTATTTAATGATATATAATTTTTACGTGAACAATCCTATGTTTTTGGTAGGATTTAATAGTAAGCATTATGATGATGTTATAATTTTTATGTTGATTAAAAACTTTAGTAAATATAAAAATAATAACAGTGAAAAAATTTGTGACGCTATATTTCAATTGTCGGAAGATATTATAAAAGAACATTATGAGGCATATAAAGCTTACAAATATCCTCCTAGAAATGTTCAAATAACACAAGTAGACTTATTTCTTTATTGGACACAATTAATTAGAAGAAGTAAACAAATAAGTTTAAAAACGGCTGCTGCGTTTTTAAAAGCTGATAATATTCAAGATTTACCTTTTCAACCAGGAATAAAAATAGATGAATCACAAATAGATAGTGTTTTAGAATACAATTTAAATGACGTAAAAGTTACTTATACTTTAGCTAAAGCAATGAAACAAGATATAAATCTAAAGTTTCAAGTAAGTAAAAAGTACAATAAAAACTATATGTCATCAGATGGTGTAAACATGGGGCTTGATGTTTTAAAAGAAGAATACGCAAAAAGTATTAATGTTTCTGCATCTAAAGTTGTTCCTAAAATACTAACGCATAATTACGTAGACGGTAAAAAATTAATTAATCATAAAGTTAACTTTAAGACTAAAGAGTTCCAACAAGTATTAAATGACTTGTTAAATTCAAGAATATCTTTAGTTAAAGATAACAATGAAAATTCTTGGTCTTTTAAACAAATGTTTAAAGATAATTTATTTGTTTTTGGTGTAGGTGGTTTACACACAAAAGATAAATCAGCGGTAATTAAACCATTATTAAATGGTGAAATATGGGCAGTAGATGCAACAAGTTATTATCCTCATTTAACATTCGTTTACAATTTTTATCCTTCTCATTTAAACTCTACTTTTGTTAAATTGTATAAAGAAAAATACATCACTAGAGTAGAAGCTAAAAAAAGAGCTAAAAAGGCTTTAAAAGAAGGAAATGTAGATTCAGAAGCTGAAATGTTAAATGATTTATATAAACTATTGCTAAATGGTTATACTGGTAATTTAAAAAGTGCTTATGCTTGGGTGTATGACCCAGTAGCTAATTTAAAAATTACTATTAACGGTCAATTATTTTTAACTATGTTAGCAGAAGAGTTTGAATTACAAGGTGTTAAAGTTATTAGTGTGAATACTGATGGTGTTGAAGTACACGTGTTAAAACATCAACATGAAACAGTTAAACAGATAATCAAATGGTGGGAAGATTTAATTGAAATACCTTTAGAAACTGAAAAATATAACTTGATTGTAAGAGAAGATGTAAATTCTTATTTTGCAATAACACAAGAAGGTAAAATAAAAGAAAAAGGTAGATTGATGAAAAATCCTCAATTGTTTTTCTTTCATAGTAGTAATAACTTAGTAATTCCAAAAGCCGTTCAAGCTTATTTTATAAAAAATATTGACCCTGTTGCATTTATCATTAATCATAAAAATATTTTTGACTTTTGTAACACACCAAAAGTAAGTAAAAAATATGAAGTATATTGGGACGATAAAAAACAACAAAGAACGAATAGATTTTACGCTAGTACAGATGGTAAATTTTTGTATAAAAAGAAATTAGATACAGGTAGATTAGCAAATATGTTAAAAGATGTTCCAGTTACATTGTATAATAAACACACCAACGTATTTCCTAATAACATTAATTATCAGTATTACATTTCAAGAGTAGAAGAGCTGCTAAATAAAATAGAACCTAAACAATTAATATTATTTTAAGTATGAATAAAATTGAATTAAACAGAATATTAAAAGATATAGAGATATATGATATTTTAGATTATTATACTCCTGAATCTCTTTTAATGGAAATGGATGAATTAGATATTATTATCTATTTAGAAAAAAAAGGTTTTATATTATCTGAAAAAAAGAATAATAACCTTAAAACAACCGAAATGTTGGAGAGGTTTACACAACTACTTAACGACATTACTAAAAGAAATACTTTATATGAAAAAATAGAAGAGCTTTATAATCAGTAATTATGACAAGAGACGAAAGACAAGAAATCAATATCGTTAAAATACGTGATGATATTGTTAGTAAACATAAAGCTACTTTGTTAGCCGTAACAGGTTATGGTAAAACTAGAGTAGCTTTGAAAATCATACAAAAAGCAAAGACTAAGAATCCAAATATTAAGTTTCAAATTATTGTACCTACGGATTTATTACGTACACAATGGAAAAGTGAAGTAGATTGTCCAGTAGATACTTGGCAATCTTTATATAAATCTAAACCTATACATGTTGATTTTTTAATCATAGATGAAGTTCATTTATTGATTAATACTGAAGAATATATCAGAGTTCTTAAAGTATTTGCATCTTCTAAAATGATTGCATTAACTGCCACTTTAGATGAAACACATTATAAAGCTATGGAAAAATATGGATTTCCTATTAGTGATATAGTTACTAGAGAAGAAGCTGAACAAAACAACTGGATTAATACCCGTAAAGAATACAATGTCAAAATTCATCTTGATTATTTAACTTCTAAAAACTTAATGCGTATCGAAACAAATCTACGAGATACATTGTTATATTTAGACCCTAAAATAGAAGATTTTGAAGAAGCTCAAAAACAAAAGTGGAGATATGGTCAGTTTAAAAATCTTCGTCAGTTAAATACAGTTAAGTTTATAGGTTATCGCAGTTTAAACGAAGGTATTATTTATATAGGTGATAACAATCCTGAAACTGTTTTACTTAAACACTATGAACAAATTAAGTTTTACAAATCAGGAGAAAAAAAAGGTCAACCTTACAAAGTAATGGTTTCTCCAGCATTAGAGCGTTTAGCTGCGCTACGTAATGTTCCTGTAGGTACATTAAAAAAAGCAATTGCGGATGTTTATTCATTACAAGCTGCTAAGACAAAGTTAGTAAATAACAATACACAACGCTTAAAAGTGTTAAGACGTATTGTTGAATTACATCCTGAAGAGCATAAAATTAACTTTACAATGTCACAAAATTTTGCAGATTTAATTACCGAAAAAATTGGTGGGCTTAGTCATCATAGTGGTCTTTCAGTTAAACAACGAAAGATAAATGCAAAATTGTTTGATGAAGGTGAGGCAAGCTGTAATATGCTAAATTCAGTAAGTACTGCGAAAGAAGGAGCTGATTTTAAAAAAGCTAGAATTTCAATTCATCATGGTTATAATACAAAACAATATCAAAAAGTACAGAAAGATGGAAGAGTAGTTCGACAAAGAGATGAATTGTTAGATAAAAGTATAGTATATAATTTATACATGGCATATCATCCACAAGTAAATAACGGTGAATCAACGTATGAATTAAAATTTCTTAACATATTACAAAAAAACAATAAAGAAAGTCCAATATGGTTAGAGGAGAAAGACCTGATGGGGTAATAGAAATGACAGTTTCTGAAATACGACAAAGAGCGTTAGAAGATAATACTAAAGCTGATGTAGAAGTTATTACACAATTTAAATTAACTTCTCAACAGTTGCTTTTTGTTAAGTTTATTTGGTTAAAACTGACAGAAAGTTTATATTGTTATCTTGATATAAGTGTTTTTGATGAAAATATTAAAAATAAGATTAGCAGAGAAGAAATAAATGAGATGTATGAAAAAGGATTGTTATTAAATCGTTGGGAAAAAGAAGATAACTTTCCTGATTTGATTGAGTTATCTGAAGAGTTTGCGATTCACTTATCTAAAATTTATGGTTTTAAAGAAGACCAGATAGAAAAAGTAAATAAACAACGTAAACGTTATTATCAAATAGCTTTAGAGTTTTGGGAAGCGTATCCTAAAATTATAGAAACATCTACTGGAGATTTTAACGCTAAACGTTTAAGTAAGGGTTTTAGATATAAAGGAGAGTTGTATTACGAACGTAATGACTTATTTAGTATTTATCTTCAACAAATAAATTACAATGAAGAATTACATAAAGAGATTATCAATAATTTAAAAAATCCTGAAATACGTAAGACATTTGGATTTACGTTAATTGGTGATTTTGTAGTTGATGCTGCTTGGGAATCCTTTGAAAATAAACAAAATGTTAACTGGTTAGGTATGTCGAATGAATGAAGTAGATAAATTATATCAAAAGCTTTTAAAAGCTAAACAAGATAGACTTGATGGTATACACCATTCAATACCTTTTAATATTCCAGGTTTACAGGAAAAATTATATGGTATTCGTAAAGGTTTTCAGTATATTGTTACAGCCGGTTCAGGTATTGGAAAAACTCAATTTACTAAAGCGGCTTTTGTTTTTAACGCTATACGCTTTGCTAAAGAACATAATATAGATTTAAAAATATATTATTTTGCTTTAGAAGAAAGTAAAGACCAATTTATTTTATCTACAATAAGTGCAACCGTAAAAAAAGAAACTAATTTAGAAATAAGTCTTGCAGAATTGCAATCGTTAGGTGATAAAATATTATCTGATACTAACATTCAGGTTATATCTAAATATCTACCTTATGTAAAAGACATTTATTCTAAAGTTGTTATTTTAGATACGTTGTATGAACCTTCTGAAATGGTAAGTTATGTCACTACTGATTTGTTAAGTAGAGGAAAATTAATAGAAGAAGTTGATGAAGAAGGTGAAAAAGTTTTTAGATACCATCCGCATAATCCGTATGCGTTTAATCTCGTAGTAGTAGACCATATTGGTTTAATGAGTGATGAAAATAATGCTTGGAATAGAATATCGTCATGGTCAAAAGAGTATTGTTTAAAAATACTAAAAAAACAGTTTAACTGTGCTGTAATTAATATTCAACAACAGTCTGGTGAAAAGTTAAAAGCCCAATATGATATGAAAGGTAAACCAGTAGTAGAAAAAATGATACCTTCTTTAGATGGTTTAGCAGATAATAAAACTACTTATCACGATGCTGATGTAGTAATAGGTGTGTTTGACCCTTTCGTATATCAAATAGAAAGTATGGAAGGTTTTAACATTCCTTCTATGGGAGGTTACTTTCGTTCTTTACACATTATTAAAAATCGATTTGGGAGTATCGGTTCTATTGGAACTTATTATAACGGTTCTACAAATACATTTAAACAATTACCAATCGCTAGTAAATTAACTCCACAAGATTATGTTAAAATTAGACAAGGTATATACCTATAACAAAGTAAAAAATGATTGAATTACCAACAACGCCTATTGAGGCAATACAGAAAGACCCTAGATTTATTATTTTATTCGGTAAACCCAAATGTGGTAAAACTACTATCGCATCATTGTTACCAAATAATTTATTAATAGATTTAGAAGATGGTTCAGATTTTGTATCAAGTATGAAAGTTAAAGCAACAACAGTAGAATCTTTAAGAGATATTATCATAGCGTTGCAAAAAAGTGAACACCAATATGATTTTATCACACTCGATACTGCCACAATATTAGAAGATGTTATTCTTCCTTTAGCTAACCAGTTATACCGAGCAACACCTATGGGTAAATCTTGGGAAATTGATAAAAAAACAGGTTTACCAAATCCTAATGCAGACGTTAAAACGTTACCGCAAGGTGGTGGTTATCTTTATGTCAGAGAAGCGTATAAAAAAATAATTAATTCTTTTACTCCTTATCCTAAAAAAGCTTTAATATTGTTAGGTCACTCCGCTGATAAATTAATTGACAAAGATGGAAAAGAATTATCAACTATGGAAATTGATTTAACAGGTAAACTTAAACGTTTAATTCCTGCAAAAGCAGATGCATTAGGTTATGTATATCGTAAAAAAAATAAAACTATTATTAGTTTTGAAGGTGGTGATAATACGGTTGTTGAAGCAAGACCTGAACACTTAAGAGGTAAGTCTATTGTCGTTGCTGAATCTGACGAAGATAATAAAATCACTGCTCATTGGGAACGTATTTTTACATCTTTACTATAAACATTTTAATTTTTTAAAAACAATGGAAATCATCACAAGTAATAACTCCAGAAAAACAAAAAAAACAAGACCAAGTGATTATTTAATTAGAATTAAATACGATTCTAAAAAAGCTTTATATCACAACACCATCAAAGCAAAGTTTGATGAGAAATATAGTTTTCTAATTCAAGATTCAGGTAAAATTTATATTGCCGCAATCAGAGAAAGAGAAGCGTTACTCTCTGATATGCAAAATAACTTTAGAACGCATACTGTACCTAAAATGAAAGACGGTAATCACGAAGTATTAAGAAGTGATTTAGTCGATTTGATTGGACGCTATATTCATATTAACACTAACAATTTTGATGTGAAGGATTGCGATGTTCAAAAAACAATTGAGTTACGTAAATCAGCAGCAAGTAGTGGTCTTAAAGGTGCAGAATATTTAGAATTTTATGAAATCGTACCTGCTAGAGTTGTACCTATTGTAGCTAAGAAAAAATCAGGTACTCTTGGTTTAAATACGGTAAAAGACGATTTTGAAGAAGTTAATAACGAAGTTAAATCAGTAGAGGAAACTGTAAAAAGTAACTAAAAAACAAATTTTTAAAAAGAGTAAAGTTGTTTATGTTTGAACCTCTTTACTCTTTTTTATTTTTCAATATTTTAATTCATTTATAAAAACAAAAAGTATGTTAGTAGGAAAAAAACCATCAAGTAACGGAACAAAAGTTTTAGGTTTATCTAATTCTCAAATTGCATTTTTCAATCCCACAAAAGAAGAGTTAAACGACAACGGTATAATGATTCAGAAAGACCCTGAATATGATGGGGTTGATATTTATAACGACGGAAATAAGTTTCAAATTTTGTCGTTTTGGTTAAAAGATTCTATTCAAATAGGAGATACTACTAAAGAAATTTTTAACAATTTAAGAATATCAGTATCTAATAGAATAGAATATCTAGGTAAAGAACGACAAACTGTTCGTATTATGAACGCTGAATTTAAAGATGCAATTCGTTCTATCGGTACTGGTAAAAAATATTCTACAGTTGAAGAAGCTATCACCGCTATGCAAAATAACCCTAATATGGGTTGGTTCACAAATGCATCACCTTTGTACGCTGCTAGAGAAGGTGAGTTAATGATGTATAAATTTATGACACGTTGGTTAAACTTAGAACCTAATGTGTTATTTGAAGCTTTAGATTTTGATTCTATTGCTGAAGGAGAAGTTACAATTTTTAAAGATACTGTTAACAATCCTGTTAATGCAGATTGTAGAGTTAGAGTTTTATTTTATATTAATGATTCAGGTTATCCAACTGTTTATAATCAAGAGTTTTGGAAAGGTGGTACATTAACTGATAGGGCTTATGATTATATTGCTGATTTTGTAATGAAAGAAAGTCAAGATGGAAATCAATACAATTTACCTAGAGGTACTTATACCACACCTAACGGTTTATCTATTCCTAGAACTTTGATTGAGTATCGTGAAAGTGACTATGGGTCTGATTTTAAAATTAGTGACATCAAAGATACACCCGCAGTAATACAAACAGATAATTCTGAATTACCGTTTTAAATTACAAAAGCATCTGTAGAAATACAGATGCTTTCTTTTTAATTCTTTAAAATAAACAGTATGGTAAGTGTATTTATAAACCGATTTTCTAATACTAAGATAACAGATGTTAATTTAGAAATAGTTCTTAACAACATTAAAAATCCAAGTGAAAGAATATCTAAAAGAATCGATTTAATCCGAGAAAAATATAATAAAGGATTAAATTATGAGAATCTTAAAGCTAACTTACCAGTAATTACATGGGCAGGTACTTTCTCTTCTAAAAAGACAAGTGGTTTAATTAAACCTTCAAATTTATTGTATGTAGATGTAGATGAAAAAATTGATGCTACTAAGCTTCCTTATGTTAGAGCTTATTGGAAATCAGTTACCGAAAGAGGTTTAGGTATATTAGTTGCTTGCAATCACATTACCGTAAATAATTATAAACCAACGTATTTGAAATACGCTGATATTCTTAAACAACAAGGTGTTTTTGTAGATACTAGTGTTTCTAATATCAGTCGAAACAATGTAATGTCTAAAGATGAAAACCTGTTTTATAATCCTAAATCTGAAATACTAATTTGTGCTAAAGATATTCAACCACCAGTACTAGAAAAAAGAGTAGGGAAAGTTAAAAATTATATTAAAACTTGTGATAATATTTTATTTTATGTTTTGAAGAAATACGGCATATATCAAAAAGGTAATCGTCATAATGTGATGATTCAATTTATTATGAGAGCACAAATGTCTAATATCTCTAAATCACAGGCAATGACTTATTTAATTTCTAAAAACCTAACTAATGATTTACAATATCACATCGATTATATTTATGATAGAAAAGGTTTTGAAGGTGTTTCATTTATTGATTTTTCATTAAATAAAGGAAAGATATGACAAGAGAAGAATATTTTGAAGATGTTTCACGAATAAATTCATCAAAAATTAAAAATTTTGTGGAATATTATATTAGAGGTACTGGTCACTTGTATCAAGAGAAGACCACTCCGAGTACTGAAGCTTTGCGGTTTGGTTCTTTATTACACGAATGTTTAGAACAACCTATTTTAGTAGAAGCTTTACAAGCAGTAGAGTTACCCTTATCGTCTAGTAAAGCAGATGTTGTAAGAGGTAAATACACAATAGAATCTTATGTAAACGCTTTTGATAACTTAGCTACTAAAGCTTATAAAATGGGTGATAAATCTTTATTACCTAAAATAGAAAAAGCCATTGATAAAATAAAAGAAGAGGTTATTGAAATTGATAATCAAATAAATAAAATAAGAGAATCTGGCAGATACCCTATAACTAATTTAGAGTTTTCAAAGCCAATAGAAACAATTAACAATATTAAATTATTATACAATCATTTATGGCAAGATGAAAAATTAAAAGAATTGTTTAATAAAGCAATTTTTGTTAACCGTGAAGTAATAGAATTAGTTACTTGTCCAAAAACAGATAAACTAATTAAAATAATGATTGATGTAGTATTGATTAATAGAGATGAACACATTTTAATAGATTATAAGTCATTTCGTTCTGAAAATTTACCTTCTTTTATACGTCAATGGAATAATATATATCAAGCTGCTTTATACGCTTATGCGTACCATTTGAAATACAAAGTATCTTACGATAAGATAAACTTTTATTTTTTCGGTGTGCATAAAAAATATAAATCAGTAGAGCGATATAAAGTTACAGGAAGTATACTTGAAAGTATTATACATTCTTCATTCTATTATTTAAACAACTTATCTCGAAGTTCTACTGACATTATTGTTTTAAAAGCTTCAGATAAAACAGAACAAGACCGTTATCCTAGTCTTATTGAATTATTAACTAATATTAAATGAATAGTAAAAACAAAACAAAAAATGAAAAGATACGAGATACGTTAATTCAAAATGATAAATTTAAATTTAACATTATTGAATTAGCTAGAATACACGAAACATCTCAGAAAAATATCAAATGTATCGCAATACGGTTAAAACAAGAAGGAAAAAAGATATTTTTAAGTTGTTTATTTCTCTTAATCTTTTTTAATATAGAAGCCCAGACATATAAAATTAAAGAGTTAGCGTTCGATACTACGCTAACAGTCAAGGTTTTATATGATTATAAATTCGTTGAAGTAGAAGATTGCAGTTTCACCAGATATGACAACAAAATGATTGTTCAATTTCAAGAAATTTCTTTTTTCTTTGAGGTAGATAGTATCGTAGTCTCTTACCACGTAGAAGAAATTGAAGGTTTTCGTTGTCAAATAAATAAATTTTATGTAACTGATGACGATGGTTATAAAGTAGATGCTTATGAATATATTTTTACAGATGAGGGAAAACCTTTTGAAAGAATATTTTTATTACTTTGTAAAGCTACACCAATGTTACCAAAACGAAGTTACGCTTTTAAATTAAAACAATAATGGATACAACAACCTTAAAACAAATCGTATGGGTTTCACCTAAAGAAGATTTAAGTAATTCTTTTCGCAAAGATATGTTACTTAGGGTTGAAGATGTAATTGTTATAAATTTAGATGGTGATGAAGCTATAGTTATAAGACTAAAAGGTTCACGTATCGCTTATGACATTAATCAATTTATTATTCATTTTAATTTAATAAGAGAAAATTGAAAAAACCAACAGATGAACAATTGAAAGCGTTAGAACCAGAATTTACATTTAAAGATTCTGACGGAGCTTTTTATCAGTTAATAGGTAATAAAGTATTTTTAAAGCCACCTAATGCGTTAACAGATAGAGTAATCGGTACACTTGTAATATCTAAAAAAAATAACCGAGAGTTTCTTATTTTTATGAAAAAAGACTTAGAAAAGTTTAAACATCAAAAAACAAATTCTTGGTCTGTACCTTATGCTTTAGTTGTTAAAGTAGATGGTATTATGGTAATAAGCGATGAAGGGAGATATAAAATTTTAAAAAAAGATGCTTTAGAACAAGGACAAATTTTGTATTTTTCAAAAAATACGGAAAAAAAATTGTATATACCGGCGAATAAAACGCAATGGAGTAATCGAAGAGGGTCTTTTTATTTTGAACCCGTATAAACATAAAAAATAAACAAATTAAAAAACTCTAAAAAGTGATAAATAAAGATAAAAAATCTTTGCTAAAAATTAAGAATGAAATGGTTAAGAAGAATTAAAAAAAAAGAATGATTACATCAGTGAAACTAAAAAAATTAAAATAATGATACTAGTACTTTTGTTTGCTTACTTGATATTGTTTTTAGATTTTGTTTTTGTATTTAAAACAAAAAAGAATATCTACACAATACATTATCAAGGAATTGTTTGGCTTTTAATTGACCTTTACAAAAAAGAACCTACTTTCTGGTTTAAAATAATTAAGAGCCGTTAAAAATTAACGTCTGAGTTGTGATAAAAGAGTTACATTTGTGACTCTTTTTATTTAAAATTTTAACTTTATCAAAATGATTAATAAATTAAGAAACTATTATAAGCCTTTTGAATATCAATGGTCTTATGATTATTACAGATTACAACAATCTGTTCATTGGACAAAAGACGAAATTAAATTATCTGAAGACTTAAAAAATTGGTCGCAAGATTTAACACTGACAGAAAAAGAAGTAATAGGTGGTATTCTTAAAGGTTTCGTTCAAGCTGAAGTTCTTGTAGGTGACTACTGGCGGAAAGTAGCAGAATGGTTTCCAAAGCCTGAAATACAAATGATGGCAGCCACCTTTTCGTATTTTGAAGGAATACATATTGATTCTTATTCTATGTTAAATGAAGAATTAGGATTAGCCGATTATAAAGCTTTTGTGCAAGATGAACATACAAAATCAAAATTAGATTATCTTATAGACACTAAATCTGAAAGTATTGAAGAGATTGCAAAATCATTAGCTATTTTTTCAGCATTTACAGAAGGTGTATTAATCTTTAGTTCTTTTGCAGTACTTCTTTCTTTTCAAAAAGAAAATTTATTAAAAGGTGTAGGACAAATAGTTTCATATTCTATAAGAGATGAAGACCTTCACAGCAAAGGAGGTATTCAACTATTTAATACTTTATGTGAAGAAACAAAAGGATTAAAAGAACGGTGTGAAAAAGATATTCTTATTGCTGCAAATATAGTATATGAGTTAGAAACGTCTTTTATTGATTCTATATTCAACGGATTTAACGAAATAAGAACTATTAATAAAAACGATTTAAAGAATTTTGTAGCTTTTCGGATTAATCTAAAACTTAATGAAATAGGTTATTCACCAATAATGAATGTGAATAAAGAAGCTGTTCATAGAATGTCTTGGTTTGATTCATTAAGCAGAGGTAGAGAGTTTGGAGACTTTTTTGCCACACGTGTTACAGAGTATACTAAAACTGAGTTTGAAGCAAACGATTTATTTTAATATGGAAAACTGGATTAAAGGAATAGATTATCCTGAATGGATGGTTGAAGAAGGTTTAAAAACACTTAAAAAACAACACCTTCTTGAAAATGAAACCCCCCGTCAGATGTATGTTCGTATTGTAGATACATTATCTGACAAACTGTATGATATGTTTAGAAAGCAAGGTAAACTATCAGCATCTGAATCAAAACTAAGAACCAAAAAAGTTAAATCAACATGGTTTGATTACTTATGGAAAGGTTGGTTATCTCCTTCAACACCTATTTTATCTAACCTTGGTTCAAATAAAGGTTTTACAATTAGTTGCTTTGTTGCTAAGACTCCAGATAATTTAAAAGGAATATATAACACACTTAAAGAAACTGCTTTACTTACTAAATATGGTGGTGGTGTTGGGATTACTTTTGAAAAAGTCAGAGGAAGAGGAGAAGTTATAAGTAAAGGTGGCTTTACAGAAGGCGTTGTTCCTTTCATTAAAGTATTTGATAGTGCTGTAGTGGCTACTGCACAAGGTGGTACAAGGAGAGGTGCATTTTCAATAAATCTCCCCATTAGGCATAAAGACATTAATGAATTTTTAAAAATAAGATTACCAGAAGGAGATGTAAATCGTCAGTGTCTCAACATTAATCATTGTGTAACAATCGATGATTTTTTCATGGAAGATATTATCAATGGAAATACAGAAGCTAGAAACACCTACGCTAAAATACTATCCACACGTATGAAAACAGGTCAACCTTATATTATGTATTATCATAATGTTCATAATCAAAGACCTGACGATATGAAAAAACGTAATCTTAAAGTAAACGGAACGAATATCTGCTGTTTAGCTGGTAGTACAGAAGTTCTTACTAAAGAAGGTGTTTTTAAAATCAAAGATTTAGTAGGTAAAGAGGTTACTATTTTTGATGGTAATGATTGGGTAAAATGTAATAATTTTAAATCTTTTGGTGAAGATGAAGTTATTAGAGTACATTTTAAAAATGGTAGTTATGTGGACGCTAATAAAAATCATAGATGGTTTGCAGCTAAATCTTATGAAGATATTAGAAGAAATAAATACTATGAAACATTTACATCTGATTTGAAAGTAGGAATGTGGCTTGAAAGTAACTTTAAAAGTTATTTCGGTTCAGAAAGTATGAGAGGTGCTTATATAAAAGGTTTTTTACTTGGTGACGGTACATCACATAGTAACAGACCTTTGTTAAACGTACATTTTACAAAGTACGCATGTTTAAAAAGGTTAATAGAATCGGTAAAAGAGTTAAAACAAAATGAAATTATTAATTCAAATACTATTTTAGACTTTTCGTTCTCAGATGAAGTAATTAATACACCACAATTGGGTAAGCAAAGATTTAAACGATTAAAGGGTTTAACATCAGTAAGTAACGAATTACTTAGTTATTGTAAAGACTATAAACAAAACTTACCTGATTTTACAAATTTGAATGAAAAAGATAAGTTAATGTTACTAAGTGGAATATTAGATGCTGACGGTACTTATAGCAAGGGTATTCAAATTTCATCAGTTCACGAAAAGTTTATAAAATCTTTACAGTCTTTAATATTTTCTATAGGTTATTCTTCTAACTTTGATATTTGTAAACATGAAGGTAGAACTACTGTTTATAGATTGAGTATTGGAAGTTATGATTCTTTTGAGTTATTTGATAAATTGTTTTGCGTAAGATTAAAAAAACCATCAGTAAAGCCAAATAGAAGATTAACAGATTATAAAAAAATTACTAAAATAGAATATTTAAAAAATAAAGAAGAAGTATTTTGTCCTACTATACCTACTACAGGTAAGTTTCTTTTAAGTAATGGAGTATTAACAGGTAATAGCGAGATTTTATCATATCATGATTATGAACACACTGTTGTTTGTGATTTAGCTTCTGTAAACATTGCTAAATATGACGAATGGAAAAATGACAATGATTTTATAGAGCACGCTTTGTTGTTTTTAGATGTTAACTTGCAAGAATTTATAGAGAATGCAAAAAATGTAGAAGGTTTTGAAAACGCCGTTCGTTTTGCAGAAAAGAGTAGATTGTTAGGTTTGGGTTGGTTAGGATTTCATGCTTATCTGCAACAGAACAATATTCCTTTTATTTCTTTCGCTACTAAAAACTTAATTAAAGCAATAGGTAGTAAATTAAAAAAAGAAGGTGATGTTTACAATAAAAAATATGGTAAATTACTGGGTGCGCCTGAATGGTGTGATACAAATAGAAATTTATGTTTATTTGCTATTGCTCCAACAACTACTACAAGTTTAGTTATGGGAGGGGTTTCACAAGGGATAGAACCTATTATAGCAAATGCTTTTATTCAAAAAAGCTCTAAAGGTACTTTTATACGTAGAAATAAAAACTTTGAAAAGTTAATTCGAGAAAAGTATCCTGAAAAAGATACTCCTGAATTTTGGAATACTATAGAAACAACGTATAAAGGTTCTGTTCAACATTGTGAATTTTTAACTGATTTGGAAAAAGAGGTTTATCTTACAGCTTATGAAATAAATCAATTAGAACTTGTTAAACAAGCTGCCATAATGCAACAATATGTAGATCAAGGAATTAGCTTAAATTTATTTTTTCCTTCTGATGTAGAAGGTAAATGGTTATCTAATGTTCATTTAGAAGCTTGGAAACAAGGTTTAAAAACATTATACTATTTAAGAACTGAATCAATTGCTTCAAGAAATATGAACAGTAGTACTTTTAATGATTGCTATTATTGTGAAGGATAACTACAGATATTATCACTTGATATAAAGTAAAAAAAAATTATTAACAGGATTTAACAAAAGCGGTATCTTTCAGGTATC